TGCTAAGTATGTTTTTAATCACGGTCTTATGTGGGTTGACACAGATAAATTTTATAAAGATGATGAAGACTTTAAAAATAACTCAAATGCTAAATTGTGGAAACGCCTAGACTACACAGAAATAGAAGTGGAAGATTATTAAATATCTTAGATAGATTAAATTTGTTATATAAGGGGATAAGATGAAAGAGTTTATAGCCTATGATACATTTAATGATGTATTTTACAAAAGAGAAGACAGCAAAACACAAAGAGAGTTTTTAGATAAGATACTTAGTGCCGAAGAGGGCGAAAATGGCATAACTTATCATGATCTTATTAAAACAGACGATACAGACGAACACAATAAGATATATGCTGATAGTTCTATATTTGAGTTTGATTGTGCCGATGAAAAAGCAATAGGTTATTTTATATATGATGAATATTCTTTATCTTATGTTATCGTGAGTAATTTATCAAAAGAAAAGATAGATAGTCTTAGCTTGTGCCACAACGTAAGCTTTAATAAAGAAAACAATATTATATATCAAGCATACAAGCAAGGGAGTTTTGAAGTAATCGGAACACTACAAGAGAAACCAGAGCTTTTAAAATGATAGTGGGTATGCCAAAAGACAAAGCCGTAAGATTTAATAAAACTGAACTTAATAAACGTGTTCAATTTATTATCGAAAAAGAAGTATGCCAAGTATGTGAAGAGGGATATAACTTAGACTATCCACATCATGCAGTTTATGGTTTAGGTAAAAAAGACGATAGAACACTTGTAAATATCTGCATAGAGTGCCATAGAAAAATACATCAAGACGGTTACGCAAAAGTAGCTAAAACACGTGAAGAGATTGAAGTGATAGGTTGGGAAAATGACGCAGATTATACCGCTAGAAACTGAAGAACAAAAAGCGTTAGTGCAATATCTAAACGCTAAGAAGTTGTTTTATTTTGCAGTTCCAAATGGTGCAGTTTTAAAAGGTACACCACTTCAAAGAGCTAGACAGATGAAGAAATTGAAAGCTGAGGGTTTGATAGCCGGCACATCGGATATTGTCGTGCTACTAAAAGAGAAAATCTTGTTTATAGAAATGAAACGGATCAAAAAGAGTACAATATCTAAAGAACAAAAAGCATTTTTAGAAAAAGTAAATAAATTCCCTTATGCAGTTGGGAAAGTTTGCAAGGGTGCAAAAGAGGCGATAGAGTTTATTGAATCGCATATTAAAAAAGAGAATAAAGGATAACTTATGAGTAAAGATATAGCAGAATTAAAAAAGAAGTTTGATGGTGGGGGTTATGTTTGTTTCAGAAAACATGACAAAGGCTATAACAAACTAGATAATGGTTTCAAGTGGAGAGAACACGCTACATATAAACTAATCTCTCTCAAAGACGCACACATAGCCGAAGCAGTTGCTAATGATAGTAGTGTGGAAGTTGAGTTTAGTAATCATATGACGAATGGTTACTTTTTAAAAGAAGAAAACTTTTTTGAAAATTATCAAGCTGATGCAGAGTACAAACTAAAACCTAAACAATGTGATGGTGCATTGAATGGGTGTTATGTTGAAGCTAGTCCAGAGGCTATGAGTGCATTAATGAAATTGAAGTACGAGTATCAGTCATTAAGTGGTGTACGTTTTGACGGTTGGTTTTATATAAGTGATAATGCTTTTACTACTCATCAAATAAAAGATGCAATCATTGAATATAAAATCAAAGAACTCCACTTCAACAAAGAAACAAAAGAGTTTAGTGAGGTAGCAAGTGAGCCTATGAAGATAACGAGAGATGATATGTTTAAAATGTTAGTGGGTGCTTCTGTAGAATGGACTCAACAACAGCAACAACAACTGAACAAGATAGCAGACTACACAGAATCACTAGAAGCTGAAATCAAAGAGCTACAAGATAAGCTTAGTGTTTATGAGAAAGCAGAACGAACAGCGGAACAAAGATTTGGCGACAATGGCAAAAAGTACAAAATCTTAGTAATAGAGGAAAAGTCATGATAACCGGAGAAGATTTTGCAATAGCTTCAATTGTTATAACGGCTACTATTGGGTTAATTATTAAAATGAAAAAGAGGACTAACTAATGAAACTAGATATAATCATAGTCATGATATTTATAGCTATTTCTATAACTGGAAGTACCTTACTAATTCAACACGGCTTTGAGTCGGATAGTAAGCCTTGTTTATTGGTTGATATTGGAGTGCCGCATTAAATTAATTAAAAAAGGGGAATAGATGAATAAAGACTATACATATTGTGCAAATGAAAATACTTGCATACATAGAAGAGGCTGTAAGCGTTGGGTAGGTAACTATCCAGATGATGAAGTTAAAGAACTTTACACGGAGGATAGATTTGTTAATGAAATAGATGAAACAAAGTGTATTCCAGATTATAGTGATGTAAATTGTACTAATGATTTTGGTATGCTAGATAGATTTAGACTTAGTACTGGTGAATCGTTTAAAAATGGGTTTACGAATTAATAATTGTCTCTTAACGAGAAGTGTGTAGCTAAGATTAAAGGAAAAAAGATGAAGCTTAGTGAATTAATTAAGAAGTGTGGTGATGATGTAGTAATGTATCAAAAGTTAGATGATGACTCTATATCTTTTGATGATAAAAAAACACATAGAGAGATAAAGTTTGGAACTCCTGAAACTTTTCACGTAGACAAAACTGTAAAAATGGGTTTAGTGGTATGGCTTGATAGAGATAAAGTGAAAAGCATATTACAAGAACAAAAAAATTAGTCGTCCATAAAGGATAGTGTGTACTAAGAGATTAGTTAATTAAGTTATAAGGGATATAGAATGAGAGCAAGTAAAGCAACAAATAGTAAAGTTAATATGTGTGACACGTGTTGTCATCATTTTTCAGACTGTAAACAAGATTTAATTGAGTTTGGAAACAGCAAAGGAAATGATAATGTAATAGTATGTAGTAGCTATATGTCACAAGCTATGCATAAAAACAGTAGAGATATAGAAAGGGCTTTTAAGTTAGGAATTTTCAAAAGATATGACAATAACACTTATGATATTTGGGGTGTTAAAAATGTATGATTCACTAAAAGACAAACAAGTAGATGATGGTATAGCAGAGAATGAAGAAAAAGCAAGTGGTGCATTTCTTGATGAAAGTTTCATTAATCAAATGAGATATGAATTAAGAGCTAATATAGAAAAAGGAAATTGGCAAGAATGGAAGCCATCTTATGACGAGTATTGCAAAGAACTAGACCACCATGTAATGAAGCTGAAGCACGCTATAAACTATACAGATTACGAAGCTATTGTTGAACATAGTGCTGATGTTGCAAATATAGCTGAAAAAGGTTTTACTACTTTTAAAAAACCAAAGTGGCAAGAGTGACCACCAAATACAAGCAAAAAAGACTAACTAAGATTCAAAAGAAAAGTAGTCGTCCATAAAGGATAGTATATACCCTATGGGGTTGAGAAGATTAAAGGATAGAAAATGATTTTTAGCACACTATTATTTCTTAGCTGTTTAGTATGGTTAATGATTATAGGCTTAAATTGGAAAATATGGAGTAATGAAAAGTACACATGGCTTGCAATAGCACTATTAGGTTTATTTATTTCTTCTTTTTTTATCTTTGAATGGTTTAATACTATAGGGCGTGGTGTGATTGTGACCTACTAAAGAGTAGGTCTGGAGGTTGAGCTGAGAAGGCTCGGATGAAGTTTATCCTTGATTGGATAGCTGTATTGTATCAAAAAAGATATTAAAAAGTAAAGGGTGGTTAGTTATGAAAAAAAATATTAAAGATATGAGAAAAGAAGTTATTGATTTGAGAGGTGCAAGTCAAGAAGATATTGATAAGCTTGAAATTTTGTTAGACAATATAGGAGAAGATTCTAGCATAGGCACAATTGAATATATTTATAGTCTTCCTATCCCTGTGCTTTCTTTTAATATTGATTCTCTATCATGGTGCCATGTCTTAAGAGAACAAGCTGTTCTTGCGATTGCCCTCAAGGACTTCATAAAAAAGTATGATCCTTCATTAAATAAAGAGAAAGGGCTCCCAAGAGTTTTAAAAGTGCAAAAAAATTATTACTATGTATATGAGATTGAAAATGGTAGTGTAATTGGTCTATGCCTAAGCGATGAAGACTGTAGTAAAAATATTGGTACTTATGGTTATTGGCTTACTATCAATATAGAAGAGTACGGAGGTGTTATGCTTAACGAGTGGCAAAAGATAATTGATAATTATGAACTGCAACAAAAGATTGAGAAGTCTAACGAATCAGTAGAAGATTATCTAGCTAGTCAGCTACCAAAGAAAACGAGCCCCAATATAGATGATGAGATTAAAAAGCTTGAAGATACGATAAAAAGACAAGATTCTTATATTAGTGATTTGATGAAAGAGGTTGAAGATAAGGATATTATAATTCAGCATTATATTGAGAGGACGAGCAAGGGAATACCCTCTGCTCTATAAGATTTAGAATTGTTAATATACGCTCTCAAAGTGGTATGGGTCACTAAGTGTTTTATAGTTCCCTCCCCATCTATTTTGAGGTCTTATAGCACACCAAAATTCGCCCAATTTTTCCCAATCTTTATTTTTAGACCATTGGATTTCTCCGCCTACAAAAAGATTGAAATCGATTGCCATTCTGTCTTGATGATTACTTCTTTTGACCTGAGTCTTGCCATCTTGCAAGTAGATAGCCTGCATCTCTTCTGGTCTCCATAACTCACCTCCTGTTAGCTTATAGCCTTGGCTTACTGCATACTGAACAAACAATGAAACATCTTGAAGGAATACCCATTGCTTATTACTTTGGCTCATAGTTAAAGCACCTTAGAAACTAAATCTTTAGTAAGTGAATTTAGACTTGACTCTGTAATAGAGTGAATTATCTCTTTTGCATCGTCATTTGTAATTCCTACTTTATCCACGCCGCTGTCAACTGCTTTTGTTATCAGTTTCTTAGCACCTTCTATAGCTACTTTATCGCTTACTATCGCTACTACTATATTTAGTAATATTTTACTTATGATTGACCACATTTTAACTCCTTTTGTTTATTTTAAAAGCTGTTGTAACTTAGACTCTATCGTACTAGTTAAATTATTAATAGCTATTGTTAGACCTTTAATGTCACCTTTTAACTCTTGTTCTAAAGTGTTTAAGTCACCTGTTGTAACATAATGTTTGTCCAATAAATCAATAAGCTTTTTCTCCAATGCTACCTTATCCGCTTTGTCTTGTATTAAAATCCGGTCTATTAAATCCCTACACTCTTTTTTGTTTCTATCTAGCTTTGTGAAAAGTGTGTTTTGCACTTTAAAGATATAACCTATAATAAACATAAAAACTGTTTGTAAAAAACCAACAAGACTTAATATGACCGTGACCGCTGTTTCATCCACTTCAAACACTCCTTTTTAGTTATCTAACGATTTTACTGTAAAGCTAATACCATCTAAAGGTATAGAAATTGTAGCGCCTAATGAGTTTAATGTAATAAAATACTCATCACCTGTAGTTAAAAATATTTGCTGTGTTATTCTTAAAGTACATTCTGTTTTACTAGCTGCAAAATCATTAGAAGCGATAAAAGTCTTATATGCTGCTGTAGCTCTCTCTGTCTCTAACTTTAATATTACCCTTGCGGCTAGTGTTGTATCTAATACTATACTCACATCAAATAAGTAATTACCTGAAACAGGTGCTATTCCTTTTGATCCATCATGTAAAAATGTTTCCGTAACTGAATTGTATTTTAATGTCATATTATCAAGAGGAATTGTAGTATCTGCTGCTGAACTCCACGCTATAGGATAAGTAAAAGTGGACTCGTTAGCATATACGAATAAATCACCATAATTACCGTCTTGTGACGTTGCGGTAGGATCGCTTAGTCTATTTCTTCTGAAAGTTGTAAAAGTAAAACCAATAAATGTTATATTTAAAGGAAGAGTGCCAGTGAAATTATCATCTATTGAATTTATCCCTCCAGCATTTATTATTATACTAGAACTTACTATTTGACAATTATTGATTTTTATTCCGTCACAATTAAGCAAGTCGATAGGAGCATACCAAAAGGCACATGCTGTAAAAATATGCCCATTCACTACGTCAAAAATCCTTAGGCCCTTATGCCCTGCTGTTGCTGTAGCAGAATGATTAAAGCTACACCCAACAAATTGACCGTGAGCATCATTTTCGCCTGGCCCTAATAGCCCGTTGATGTAATTCCATTCAAAGTGACAAGCTGCAAAAGAATTATTTCCTCCTGTCATTTGTAGACCATAATTTCCTTCGTACCCGTAACAATTTGTAAATGTACAATATTCGTGTCTTTCACCAACATATATATTGGTCCAGTTGTTTCTACAATTTACATTATGATAAACTACTCTTTTTCCAAAGTTAAACCCAACATTAACCTCTAAGCCATCTATCCCAAATCTATCAAAACCGTATACATCACAATTTGATACTGATATGCCACTAAATCCTGAACCTGTACCAAGAGTAACGCCAATAACTAAACCATTTCTCGTACCTACTGGCAAAGAGTTATCATTCCATGTCGATGTGTCTCCACCATCAAAATCTACACTATCAAGCACAAAATTATCACTATCAATAATCAAGCCATCTTTAGATGCTCCTGCTATTACAGATATAACGGCTCGACCTCCCTCACAAATAAGACCACCACCTTCAACGGTTGTTAAATCTGATGCTGCATATCTTTTACCAGGAGCAAGTGCGATTATTTTAACACTATTTATTCCATTCTGAATAGCAACACTATCAACGGTTACCCCATCACCTACAGCACCATAAAACTCTGCTTTTGCCGTTCCATTATATTGTCTAATCCAACAACCAAGCCCAACTCCTGTACCTTGAAGTGCTATTGAAACACTTGGATCAACCGATATTCCTCCATCTGCCGTTGCTTTGTCGTATGTTTCGTCCCAATTGAATATATCTCCGCCACCGTCATATTTTGCAAGTCTTCCTTTTACGTTAGTCGTTGCAACTGTTGTATCAAGTGCTAATAATTCCGTCATAGTATCGACTGTGAAAGTTACACCCTTGTTCACTCCTTCTATTGTTATGATAGAGAACTCTACAATAATTTCATCTGTTGCGATCAGCGCATCAGTAAAAAAGAGTGTTCTTCCGTCAAGATCATAATCTTCTTCTAAGAGATAAGCACCATTTTTGTGAACTCCTACTGTTGATAATGGTGTTTCGTTAAGGACGATTGAATTCCCAATGATTCCAGTAAATTCTTCTCTCGTTGGCGTTGCTGCAGTTGGTGATAATTGGACTTGTCCGCCTGCTGGAATATAATTGTTAATAGTCCATACCGTGTTATCATTTTTATCATGAAGCGTAACGTCAAACTGACCATCTGTAATATAAACGTCTGCTTTACCACTTGAGCTTAATATGATGGGGTATGCATTTTTAGTTTGCATTGTTGATGTTGTGAATGTATCAACTTTGTCGCCACTTACAGAATCATAAAAATATAACTTACCATACGGTACTACTTGACCATTATTACCCGTTGCTTGAAACTTCCCGTCTGAGAAGATTACTGCTTTTACTTCGTCTGCCATGATTTTTCCTTTGTGTTATTTTACCTTAATTTTTTGATAGAGCGTTTGTATTCTTTGCTGAGAAAGTTACAAATATTCTATCTTTTCCAACCCCGATTGTTATCCCATCATATCCTAGTTGAGAGATATACTCATCTATCTCTCCGACATTTTTAGATAATTCATTTTTTCTTACACCTAATTCTCTCGCAAGATCGTATTCAAATTCTGAAAAATCACTCTTGCTTTTGAATTGGATAGGATTTTCAGGAAGTTCCCATTTTTTGACTTCTCTTACGTCACCGTATGTCATAGCTTCTTTCTTGCTTGTTGTTGAATAAAGTCCTTGACCATACATTGCGAAGCCCTCACCACTATCTGCCGACTCTCCTCTCCATACTTTTGTTTTTTCTGATAATGTGAAAGGTTTTTGGATTGTGCGACTTTTCATTTTTTCTGTGAATGGAATTTTACTTGCTTTTCCAAATAGTTCTTCTGCTTCTAGTCTATCAAGTTCAGCTATATCCGCTTTAGATAGTTGAGGTTTATTAGTTTTAGCAAAAACATTTTTAACCGCTTGCTTAGCTTCATCTTCACTTCCACCAACTTTAGGTTCAGCGGCTTCTTTTACTTTTTGTGCTTGTTCGCTAAGTTTTTGCTTCTCGGCTGCTTTTTTTGCACTTTCTGATTTAGCCTTTTTAAATTCTTGCTCTGTTAAAATCTTTTTTGTTTTTGCTTCTTCTTTTAACTGTTGAGCTTTTAAAATACTCTCTTTGTTTTTAGCTTCTTGTTTCATAACTTCAGCTTTTAAAAGTTGCTCTTTCTCGCCTATCTCTTTAACTGATTTCTTTAAAAGAATACGATCTTGATTTGGCATACCTTTAATTTTTGAAGCTTCAAAGAAGAACTCTCTTGGTGTTCTTGATTTTTCTAAGGCACTTTCTATTGACTTTTGAAGAGATAATCTTCTTCCTGTTTCAGTAGGAAATAATCTTTGCATTGCTTCAAAACGTAATGAGGATAATTTCATTAAAATTTTACCAAAAAATGAAGTTGCAATATTCTTTTCAACTTTTGGCGTAACTCCAGCAGCTATTTTTTGAATATCAATATCTTTCCCAAATTTCTTATCATATGCCTCTATATTTTTAAGAAACTGCTTTGCTTCTGGTGTTTTAAATATAGCCTTAGAACTTCCTATATCTTCAAGTAATAAATTGAAGTCAACCGCTTTTGCTTCACCCTTTACTGTTGCAGTATCTAGCATTTGCTTTAATATGCTAAATTCACTTTTTGTTCTTTGTACCGGTGAAAGTTTTCCTAAAACAGATTCAAGATCATTATCAACGGACTTTGAATATTTAACAAGTGCTTTTCCGATTTCCTCTTCACTTGCCCCTTTTTTAAAGATTGCGTTGTATGTTGCGGTGTCTTGCGTTTTAAACATTTTCGCATATTTGCTTTTAGCATCTGTAAAGGCACTTTTTAAACCTGTAGCAACATCACCAGGAAGAGTATTTATCGCTTCATCTATTTTAGTATCTATTGTATTTTGAATACTCATTAATGCGTCTTTGTCAGCTTTACTTTCAAAGTGAGCACTATTTTTTCCATAGAATTTATTAAACAATTGTCTTGTATCTATTAAATCACCGATTGTTTCTGACTTTTGGTCTGCTAGTGATTCAGATAGATTAAAAAGTTTTTCTTTTACTGTTGGGTCTATTACTCTCTTGTTTATGCTTGATAATGTATCTGTAAAGTCAACTAAGTCTAAATCAGATTTATAGTTTGGTAGTGCTTCATCGATTAAGCCTCTAACCTCACCGTAATTTTTTCCTACTGCTTTTTCATAAGCTTCGATACTTTTTCTTATAGCACTTGGTTTTTTACTAAATTGTGAAACTGCTTGCATTACATTTTTTGCTCTTGCGTCAATCTCTTTACTTGTTTCGATTGCTGCTTTAGCATTGTTGCGAATAGCTGAAGTGATTAAAGCTTTACCTTGTGCTTGCTGTTGAACCACTGCTGTTAATTTAGCTCTTAGTAAATCATCACCAGTTAAATCTTCTAAACCTTTGACATCTTTCTTAACTGCATCAAACATAGTATCAATATCTAAGTCAGTAACACCGTAATCTTCTTTTACTGCTTGCTTTGCACCTTGTATATCACCTTCTTTAAAGAGTGTTTTTATTCTGTCAGAAGCTTTTTTTATAGGCTCTATTGACTTACTTATTCCCTTAGCTGCTACACCAACCACCGCCGCACCTGTTACGTCTGCCACACCCGCGGCTAATGATTTTTCTAAAACTTCTTTAGCGTCAATTTCTTTATTTAATGAAATGGCATTACGAATTAAATCTGTTGCGCGTCCTGCTGCTGCTCCAGTATATCCACCAATTCCACCACCGACTAACGCTGCTGCTCCTCTTAATGGGAGTGGTGCTGTTGGAGGTAATGCTCTTTGTGCTGCTCCTGCTCCACCGATTGCGCCCATTGTTGCACCTGCGATTTCACCTGCACTTGCAGTAAATCCACCTAGAACATCATCAAGTATATTTTCATCAAGATTTTTTAATACTTCGTTGCCGTCTTTGTCTGTAGTAATTACTTTTAGTTTGCCACCGTCATTATAAGCCTCAATTCCTCTTTCTTCAAGGATTCCGACCACTTCATCATTTAATTTGTTTTGCTTTGTTTTAAGTGTCTCTTCTGAAGCCTTATCACCTGTTGCAGCTTTAAAAGTATCGGATAAATCAGAAAATGCAAAATCAATGTTTTCAAGTCTTGCTTTTACAGATTGTGCTTCTGCTACTTGACTTCCTTCCAATTGCTTAGTTTCACCAATAAACTGTGCTGCCATTTGTGGAACTGCTGCTATTGGAGTATATTCACCTAGAAATTTGCTAACTCTTTCTTTTATGTCCATCCAGGTATTATCATCAACTTCTGGCGGTCTGTGCTGTTCAACTTGTGCAAGTCTTGGATCTACTTGTGCTGTTGGTTGCTGAATCTCTTGTTGTTCTGGTGTAATAAAGCTATCAAAATCACTTACTAATGGTTCTACTGCTTCAGTTTGTGCCACTTCTACCGCTTGTGGTTGTTCGGTTGCAATAAAAGAATCAAAATCTTCTAATTCACTCATCTTAATACCCTTTAGAGTTTAGATATGCGTTTATTTGTTCTGGTGTTGCATTTGGTCTTTGTGTTGAGATTTGCTGATACATAGACTGTCTATCTTGTTTAGGTCTTGATTGTCTTAATCTTGTGATATCATCACCTTTTGTTTCTTTGACTGCGTCAACTGCTTTTGCAATATCTTCATAATTGCTAAGAACTGCACCATATTTAAGATTAAATGCTACTGGACCCATTACGCGCTTAAGTGATTTTAATTCACCTATATACCTTTTAGCAACATTTTTTATACCTAGTTTGATCTTATCTTTAGTCATATATGGTGAAGCTGTTTCAAGTGTATTTCTGACCATTTCCTGACCTGATACTGCGCTTCCTGAATCTGCTTTGATTTTGATGTTTAGTAGAGATTGGAACGCACTTGCAGCTTCAGAACTTTTTAATTCTTCTTCTGATAAACCAAAATAATTAGAGAAATACTTTTTAGTGAATTCATCGGCTGCTCTAAAATCACCTACTTGCTCATAAGCGGCTAAAGCATTTTGCATCTGATCTTGTGCTGCTCCAAACTCACCCATTTTCTTTTCAGCTACTTTTGCGTTAGCACCTAATCCCTTAACGATTATTGAGGCAGTTTGATTCGCTTGTGCTTGATCTTCTTCTGATAATTCTCTTGTGTCTATTGTTGCCAACTTATAAGGACTATCGAGGTTTAATTTATCTGCAAAAGCTGTTTGATAATCTTTTACTGTTTCGGCATTTATTTTAAGTGAAGACATATCAGATTGAGTAAGTTTTGTTAATCTTCTATTTACTAAGGCTTTATCTTCTTCAGAAATGTTAGGATTTTTCAACTGCTTCATTAATCTTTCAAATTCACCTGATTTTGTATCTGGCATTCTTTCTTTTTCTGCCACTTTTATATCAGATTTCTTTTGAACGTCATAAGTCTCTGCATTTTGCATCATCGTACTCATTTTAGAAAGTGAAAGCATCGGAAATTCTGCATCAAAACTTCCATCTGTTTTTAATAATGTTGGTGGAGCTTTATCTAAAGACTCTTGAATTTTATCTGCTATTTCTGTTTGACCATCTTTTAAGAAACCTTTGATTTTTTCATTCTGATCTTTGATATAGTCTTGATACATTGCTTCTGCTTGTTGTGGATCTTTTTGCGCAACTTGCATAAGGTTTTGGATTCTTTGCCCTTGCTGAGAAATGCTATTTCTAATTTGCTCCTGCTCGAACTCTGTCTTAGTCCTATATTCTTTATCGAAATTGTCGATATCGTCGGAATACCCCGTTGCTCTTAATTTAGCTTCTTCTTTGGACTGCCCTTTTTTCATGTAGTAATTCGTTAAACTTTCTATTTGTTGTGTTTTTTTAGTTTGCTGTGCTACTTCAGGCGCAAGGATATTTGCTCTTGTCTCTTCCTCTGGTGAAAGTGTTTTAATCATGCTCGAAGGATATTCTCCATCTGTCTCTAGGTCGCTATATTCTTCAAACTCTTTTTTTTCTTTTTTAGCAAGGATATTTTCTTGAAGTTTTATTGGTGCTTTTTCTTTTTCAAGCAATAACTCTTCTCTTTCTTGTCTCGCTCTTGCTGTTTTAATTGTTGATGATCGGGCAAGGATATTACCTAAATCTAATCCGTATCTGCTTCCATTTGACATTTTATGCTCCTGCCGTTGGTTGTGTCTGACTATATAGCAAGTAGTTTCCTATTCCTTGGTTAGCTGTTTGAGCTAAGTTGCCATACATATTTGCTGTCGTTTGCGCTTGGTTCATATTTAAAGCGTTTATTGCTGCTGTTGATTGCTGTCCTGCTTGGTTTGTTATATTTAAGGCATTTTGACCTATGCCAGCTAATGATTGTTGTTTGCCTAAGTTTGCTTGATTTGTTGTCAATGCACGATTAAAAGCATTTCCATACTCTTGTGATGCTAAGCCTTGACTATATCTTGTAACTGCCCTATCTTGTGCGCCACTTAGTAAGCGACCTCTTGATGCAGCACTTCTGTCTAAAGCATTTACGCCCTCTTCCATGCGAAATTGATATCCAGGGTCTTTCATCGCTTCAAAATCTTGTGCAGTGAATTGAAAATCTGGTGTGTCTTGAATTGTTTGCAAAGCTTTTTCTCCTGCTATTCTCCAAGGTTCTTGATCTTCTCTTGTTTGTTGATATTGTGCTTCAGTTGAAGCTATTGCTTTCTCTGTTGCTTTTCCTGACTCTTCAGTTGCGTAATATGTTGCTACTCCACCAACAACTGCACTTCCTACTATTGCCGTCGCTACCCATGACATATAGACTCCTTCTCTTCATTGATTATAAATTGTTCTTCTATCTTTTCGAGATCAGTTTCTTTAGTAGGGTGAGCATTTAACCATATAGTATCTTCATGAAAGTATGCCATCTTTTGGACCCCTGCATCTGATACAAAAGTGTATGGTGCTTCAACGTGAAGAATTGGGTTATCTTCTCCATTATAGATTGATAGCTTACCCTTTAGAATGATGTTTACTGTTGAAAATCTATGCTTTTTCCCGATTGCGAAAGTCCCTGCTGGCATATGTGTTTCTCTCACATATTGACCTTCTGCAAAATGATGCTGTACTGGACACTCTACTTGTGGAAGATTTTTAAAACCCTCTATCGCTTTAGGAATGTTTAGTTTTTTGGAAAAGTCTTGTAAATCTTTCATAGTAAACCTTTGTAATATTATATCTAAATTTTAAAACATATCCTTATTCAAAATGTCCATAAGCTTTAACACTTACAAAGCCTAGCGTTATGAGATCATCTTGATTTAAGATTTCAAGAAAATCTCCGTTGTCTCCGTTAAGATATGCAATTGCCTTAGCATCTTGCTCTAATCTTCCTGTTGCTGAAGTTCCGTGCGAGCCACCACCAGAACGGGGAAGGAATTTTATATTTCCTGTATCATTATCAATATCTCCATTTGTTTTCCAGATTGTTAAAGAGCCATATGTTCCAGTGAGCCCGTCATATCTCCTAACAACCATACCATTTGTTAGTGCAGTAAGATTTCCAAATAGTCCTAAATCACCAGCGCTTGAATGTGCCATAGCTATTGATATCTTAGTAATATGCCAGATCTCTCCAGCTAATGGCATAACCTTATGAGATAATGGAGAAGCTAATGAACCCGTTTCACTCATATCTACTATGGCTTTTTCAACAGTTGTTCCGACAGCAAAGCCATTGTCTAGTGGTTTATCTAGTGTAATTACATTTGCAACAATTAGCGTTATTTGCGGATGCACTAATTCCTGTACGCCGTTTTCTATATGCAAGTAATCCCCTATAGCAAAACCTACTGAAGACGTCACAGTTATTGAAGTATCTTGCGCTGTCACCGTAGTTGCTATCGTCGTTACTGGTGTAGTATGTCTATGAAATTTCCTGCTTATTATTCTTTTGTGGACATCAGAATTGTGGATATTTAAAACCCATTCCCCAGTTACTGGATCATAGTATGAACTTAGAGGGTTTCCGCTTCCATCATGAATGCTTACTTTTAGAGCATTTGCTACTGAATTTATTACATTACCTATGCCGTCATGTGTCCATGCTTTAACTTGTCTTAATAAACTCAATTTATGCTCCTAAATACCAGTTATTACCATCAGTAATAAAATTATAAATTTCCCCGTCTAATTCAAGGGATTGGCTTGCTTCACCCACTATTAATTCTGTGCCAAAGGGTAGAATATTAACTACGTTTGCTGTTGTATCTATCTTGTGAATTGCGAAAGGTAATGATCTATTATCTTCGAAGCAATCTAAAGGGTTTGGCATTATTATATCTATTGCCCCATCTGTTGCATTACATAAAACAGTTTGAGCCTCTGGAAGCAAGGAAGCGTTCGCTGTAATTGTACTTATTGCTATTCTTGTGTAATTCCATATCGCTTCATCTAGTAGTGAGTCGGCATTTTTTAGTGATGTTGCTAAACTTATATAGTGTGCTAACGTATCAGGTGAATAAGTACCATCATCTTCAAGCCCTGCCCCCTCTTGAATATTATTTACGAACTCAATTATTGCGTCTAATTCATCATTAGAACTTGAACTATTTCTGCTTAAATCAATTAAAAATCTTACTAAAGCTTGTGATAGTCTTCCTTTTTCTGAAATTTGCTCATGTATAGGAGGCGGTGAAATCTTGCCTCGGTTTGCATTGCTTGTTTTTTGGATAGCCATTATGAGGTCCTAGCCCATAGCCCTATAATTCTAATAGGGATAGCGTCTGTAATTACTATGCGGAAAATAGCATCTCTTGTTTGCCCTAATCTTTGCCACCTAACCCTTGTTGACCGTTCTCCTACTTTCCCTGTATAAGCAAGATTATTATTACTCCACGTTGCTCCAGAGTCTTTGGATAATTGCAAAATTACTGTTGCTTCATCATCGTAAGCGACTTCTATATCAAGTTGCACTTCGTGGATTCTTATTCTGTTTACTGTATTATTCACTGGCAGTGATACAGCTTCTCTTCTGATTCTTTCCCCATTTTCGGTGAGGTTATCAATAGAAATCGCGTGAAACTTTTTACCACTATATCCCACAATATTGCCACTTTCGTACAAGTTTATTGCTCCGCTTATTGTCCAGCGTCCTTCATTTCCACTTGCTCTTGTGTGCCATTGTGCTGTGTTGAGATCATATACAAATGTTTTATCATTGTCTATAGATAACACATAAAACCAGTGTCCATTTTCTGTATAAGTAAAGGCGATAAGAGTCGTTCTATCTGCATCGCTTAAATGCTTTTCTATTGCTGCGGTACTTATCGGCGAAGGAGTATATCCATTCGTAAGATACACCTTATTGTCTGTTCCGGCAAAGAGGATATTATCTCTAATTTTTGCTATTGTTTGATGATTTGAACAGCCTATATCACTAACTGCACCAGATATTCTTGTGAATGGAAAATCAGGATCTCCAGAGTCGTACCATACTTCCGCTGTCCTTTCTCCCATTATCCATAGTTGGCGAGATGCTACAATTACGCCTATTGTATCATCTGGTGCCGATTCTGCACTTGCCCAATCAATAGGATCTATTTCTGTACTATAAAGTTTAGAGATAAAAAATTGTCCTGTCGAGGTTCTGTTGAAAATAAAATACCCGTCCATATATGTTACCATTGCCGCAGGGTACCACCCTTCCTTTAATGCCATATTTTTAATCGAACCAGTGCTTGGAGTGTAAGCATATCCTGTGTTTCCAACAATCATCAAGTCTATCCCATTGTCGGCAAAAGTTACTTTTCTGTCAAAGCTAACTGTTCCAAGATTGTCAAAAGTTTGGGAATCACTATGATAAACAAATAATGCTTGTTCCGTTGCTACATATATTTTATTAAGAAATTCATATACTCCAAAGATTGTATAATCTACTTCTCCTAATAATTCTAAACCTGAAGTATTTATTAGAATATGATTGCTTTTGCTTCCTTGTTCTTCCATGTGGACATAAAGATTTAATAGTTCTGAATTATTATTTCTGTCTGAGTATGAGCCACCGCTGGAGATAGCGAAAGGAACTTTTTGTAAGTCAGGCATTTTAGTACCTTGCTCTATTTGTTCTGTTTCCTCTTGTGCGTCCACCTAATAGCCCTATATCTGCTTTTAATGTTCTAGGTTGATAGTTGAACGCTTTAACATAGTTTTCGGCTTCAGCAGCACTTGCCACTAATATTTGCGATGGTTGTACTTCATAGCTTGGTGCCAACTCTATTGCTAACCTTTTCATAAGCATTTTTTCAAAGCCAAAAGTCCAATTAATATCATCGGTTGGTATGTACTCATTTCCTACACTGTTTTTGCCTGTATACGGTTGTTTTGCTTGTAAGTGTAATTCTAATCCCTCTAATGGAACAGTATCGAAATATATTCTTATATTATTGTTATCAATCTTTTGAATATAGTGAAACTTTGGAATACTTGATGTTTCTTTTGTTGGAATCTGGGCGTATTCATTCATTGACATAGGTTTAGAGATAAAATCTGTTTCGTCTTGTCTCCAGAATAAACCTTGAATATCCACTGGAGCTTCCCGATTTATATCTTGGCAGTGTCCAATCGTAATACTTGACTTCCATTGTCTAACTGTAAAATCTTCAGGATCTGCACTCTCACACTCATTTGTTGTATATGGTGCTTCAATTGCTATATCTTGGATATATGTGATGAGTAAATTTTGAGTATTATATAAATCTACGATACGGTTTAAAGTTCTTAAGCCGTATTCGTGATCCTGTGGTGATGCTTCATCGGTAGGGTTTAGCACTCCTAATTCAACGAGGGCATCATTTATTGTATTTACAATTAGCATAATTTGCCTTTTTTAATCAGTTCCGAAGTTGAATGAACCTGTTAATACATCTATTGATGTAATGCTATCTCTTTCAATAGAATTTTGTTGACCTACAACAAATGGTGCTGCTATATCAGTTGTCCCATCTTTCCATGTAATTGTTGCTGTTCCTGCGATTGTGCATTGCATTGTGGTTAAACCTCTTTTTGCACATTCTACTGTTGGGCTTGCTAATACTACATTAACATAGCCCTGCTTTAAAGTTGTCATTCCTAGTGAATCGCCTTGTGCGCTAAGCATTTTGTAACTCCATTAATTTATTTATAAGTGTTTCTCTTCCGATATTTGAAGGAACTCTTAGATCGTTTTCTTTTGCTAATTCAAACAATTTTTCCATTTCTAAATCATTTAAGTCAACGTCACCTTCACCATCACCGTCTGTGTCAAATCCAGCTTTGCTATAAGTAGCCTCAAAAGTTTCTTTAGGAATCTTCCATCTATCAGAATCATCACCCTGGTTTTGAACTAAAACGTCACCATTTTCAAAAACACCAACTTGCTCTAAAAGTGCTGTCTTCTTAAATATAGGAAATTCGCCTTCTAATAGAGTTGCTTTTGCTGTTTGAATAGGACCTGCTTCGTCTTTTGTTTGACTCTTTTCCCATAGTGCTTGAACTCTATCAAATAGAGATTTATCATGCTCTGAAAGTTCTTCATATAAAAGTGAGCCGTCTGCAACACCTTTTGCAATATTTGTAATCAACTCTAAGCTGTTTTGCTCGTCTAGTTGAATAAAATCTTCTTCTTCAGCTTTTGATGTAGTATTCCTATCAAAACCCCATCCTTTCTCAATCATTGACTCTGCTAGTTCTGAATCAACTTCTATAAGTTTGCATTCACCATCTAAGTATAAGTGTTTTTTAATCTGTGACATTTTTATTTTCCTTTTTTTATTTACTAAGGTACGATTACCCAATCTTTTGCTAACGCATCGCTTCCAGATGGAGCCCACATTGCTAAATCACCCTGTGCTGTCCATAATGCAAAATATGGTCTTACTACTATTGAATCACCCTCTTTTACTCCATGAGCTTTTGCAGTGTCTTTATTTGCTGGAACTCCGTTTGGAAAGCCTGGCATAATAACAAAATACATATTTGCACCATTCCACCCAATTCTCGCTACTTTTTTGCCTTGCTCTGCTAAGAATACAGCATCTCCGAAAGTAAAGCTCCCTGAAGTTTTGTAGGCTTTTTCAAAAACATCTTTAGGACTCCAAGAGGTATAGCCACCTTCGTAAACAACCTTATATCCATCTTCGCCTTCAGTACCATTCTGCGGTTCCGCTTGTATTATCTTTGTTCCTATGTATTCTAGCATTCTTTCATCCTTTTTGTTTAAGTTAGTCAATGAGAGCCTAAGCTCCCATCAATTAACCTATCTTTTGGTTAGTTGCTCTCAGAATTAAATCAGGGCGTACCATCTTAACACCATAAAGAATATCCATTCTTAAGTTGTTTTGATTTTGGTCACCGTTGAAATACTCTGATACAGAAATATTTAAACCTGTTTGCTTATCACTAGCTCTTGAACCGTGACCTGAAACTGGTAAATCTAAGAACACCATTGCCATTGCTACTGCATCTCTGTGCATGATGTAGTTTTCACGATATGTTCCACCTGCATCACCAAGAACTGTAATTGCTGGATCAGTTGCACCATCAGAAGCCATGTTTTTATCCATTTCAGTCGTAAGAGCTGCACCACCACTTGGGTCTGCTATTGTTCCACCACCGATATTGATTGTCGGGCTAACTGTTAATGTTGTTGTTAGACCACCTGACGTTCCAGCTAATACAGTCAATGTTTGTAAGCGTCCTGTAGGTTGCTTAGTAATTGGGTTGATTTCTGTAACACCTGCAACTGTGAATCTATCACCAATTGAAAATGCTCCAGCCTGTGTTGTCTTAACATTAATAGTATTACCATTTGTAATAACACCATCAACAACTTCTGTTCCTGCATCTGTACCTACTGTATGAGTGATGATGTTTTGTGAGAAGAAAGAATTAAATCCTGCTAATTCACCAGCATACCCTTTTTGGATAGCATCTTTTACTAATTCTTGTTGCTGTAGACCAGAAATAGCATTTGAAATGTTTGCTTTATCAATTGTATTACAAATTAAGCGACACATTTTATCTGTTGGAATAGCGATATTTTGTGCGTGTGCTGCACCAAGTTCAACATCTGTGTAAGAAAGCGCGCTTCCTACTGTACCAAACGGAGTATATGCTTTTCTCATTTCTGTTGCTACTGCAATATCAACAACATTTGCAAGACGATTTGCTGCAGGCTCTAAGTAACGCTCACCAAATTGCTGAATAGAAAGTTTTTTATCTTTCATTCCCCATGCAAACTTAACATTTTTTTGAGTATCAACTACTAGAGCGACTGATTTATCATTTAATGGTGTTGTTGTAGTTGCAACATTTCCATCATTAACGATAACATTATTTGGAAGCTTCACATTAATAGTGTCGCCTATTTCACCAAATTGACCTTCTAGGTCACGATAAACAGATTTAGTTAATACTAAATTGTTTTTCCATCTAGCTAACATATCATTAGCGACTTTACTCGTGTTTAAAAGGTTATTCTGATTTCCTGATATAGCTGGTGCCATAATCTTCTCCTATGTTATATAAACCCACCGGCAGACTTTCTCTGCTGGTTATTCAGTAGTGCTTCATGCTCTTCAAATGATAAATCATCATCACCTAAACTTTTCGCTTTTGCACTTTGTCCTGAAATTGGATTAATTGGTTCTGGTGCTTTTGACTTTTTCACCACTTTCACGGGCTCTTTTTCAAGCTCTATCTCTATTTTTGCAACTTCTTTGAGTACTTGCTTTGGAGTCATTTCAGATATTTTTGCAGACAAATCTTTATGTGTTGCAAGATAATAAGCAACGGCACTTGGATTCTCTGCATCTAATACTTCATTTAATAGGGCTTCTGACAATCTTAAATCATCTGCTCTAACTAACTTATCAAACTCTTCGCCAAAGTCTTCTGCACCATCTTCAAACATTTCCGCTATGCGGTTGTCTTCAGTTGGTGTTTCTTCTTTTTTCTCTTCTTGTGCAGGTGCTTCTTCCTGTTCATCTAAAGCTTTTAAATAGTCGTCGTAGTTCTCAAAATCATCTACATTAATCTCTTCTTTAACCTCTGAAGGTTTAGACTCTTTTTTATGTAGTTGATCTTCGAGTTCTTTAATCTTACGATTTTGACGCTCTATTTTTCTTTGTGCGCGACTTTTTTTCTTTGGTTTTGGATCTTGTGTTTCTTCTTCTTGAGATTCTGCATCAGCTGGTTGCTCTTCCTCAATAGACTCTTCCTCTTCAGTTCCAATTCCCATTGCTTTCATATCACTCTCTAAAGAATGAATTTCAATAGCGTTTTCAGCCTCTTTATTGTTTTCGATTTCTTCTTTCGGATTTTCTTGATCCATTCGGTTCACCCCTTAAGGTTCGATTTATTTGCAAAGCTTTAAAATTTGCTACCCTAATTATTGCATATTGATTATAATTATGATACAATTATAAAAGTATAACCATTACAGCTAATCAATTAGCATTATATGTATTTTATTAACCCTCTGATTATGTTCATGGGAATTTATAATTGCGGTTAGCTGTAATGGTTATATACTAAAGGATTAAGCATGAACAATACTATTGCTAAAGGTAGAAAGATGAAAGAGTGGATATTTAATAATGGTTATTTCATTAACTCGGGACCAAACAGTGATATAAAAGAATATGCGTACTGTGCATCTCTTAAATTGAAAGGCGATAGTAATGTTCATTTATTTTGGGAACATTTTATAAAGCCCACAGAAATAGAGTCAGTAACTAAAGTATTTCTATGGGTATGGAACAAGGAGAAGAAATGAGCAAAAAAAAAGACAGCGATATTGTAATGATTCCAGTCACGGCAGGAACACGCAAAAAACTTATACAAATGAAACTTGACTTAGTAAACGGTGGAACTTATGAAGAGTTAATGCTGAAGTTTGTTAATGAGAAGGGGTATTAAGATGGCTAACAATTCAGATATCAAAGGTGCTTTAAAGGCTATTGCAAACGGAAGCGATGTTGTTTATGACATGAGCACAATGGAAGATAAAATTGTCATTGCATTAGACATTCAACAAATGGTCGAAAATATAATGAAATATGTTGAGACTATTGAGACTATTGACGCGTATGTTCCTATTGTTATTCAAGTAGGAGGCAAGCAAATTCTCTTAAAGAGAGAAACGGAAGTTGTCAAAACAATAAAAACTAAAGGATATAATATTGTTAAAGGATAACCACCTTAACTGGTGGTAGCTCCTGGTTGAATTGTCTCCGCTATCTTTTTAGCCAAATTATCTTTAGCTTTCTCGTCATTCTCTTCACTTTTTTTAATATCATTCTCGCCTGTTTCTATTTCCAAAGTATCAAGTTTAATTTGTTCTTGCATGACCTTGAGTTTATCTTGTTCAACTTTCAATTCTGCTTGTTGAGTTTTAAACTGCTCCTGCTGAGTCTTTAAAGCTTGTTCTTGCTGTGCTAACTCTTGCATCTTAGCTGCTAACTCTGCGTTTGGATCTGGTTGTGGTTCAGGGGCATCTTTTGCTAACTCTTCTTGCTTTTCTTTACTTAGATATTGAGGCGGTATCGTTTTTTCTAATCTCTTAGCTAATACATCACTTTCACTAAAATCTAAATTTTTAACAAGTAAATCACTTCCAACTTGTGCAACTTGTGGATTAGCACTCATTAGATTCATTATCTGATCAGCATTTTCTTCACGTTTTGTTTCGTAACTTGCTCCGCTACTCATAACTACAGTATGCTTTCCAAAGTTAAGATCATTTATTACAATATCTTCACCTGTGTAATTATCTTTCTCGACCTTATTTATCTCTACTGTTTGAGTCGAACCGTCTTCACCTCGAATTCTAATAATACGCTCAGTATCATATACTCTTGGTATCATTTCAGTACAGAGCAGACCAACTCTTCTAATAGCATTTTGATAGTTGTCCATAAATTCAAAAGTTCCAACTTCTGCTTCGCCCTGTCTTGCTCTTATTGCTTTACCGCTTACTTCGTTTGAAGTTTGACCTAGTGCTGCTGGTTGAATCCCAATACTATCCATCATATCGCCGTCAAGTACATTTGAAACGGTAAGTTCTGCAGCTGGCATTGTTGCACCCATTTCACGAGTTGGTCTTTCTTCACCTTTTTTATAGACAAGAGTGGACCACTTAATACTATTAGCTTCCGCCCATTGGTCTTCATAACCCTCGATCGCTTTATCTGTTGCTATCCATGGAGCAAGTGGAGACATATCTATTCTTTCAAGTGCTGCTGATCTCATTCGGTTTAGTGCTATCTGAGCATCTATCCCATCGTCAACTAAACCTTTCGTTAGTGTCTTAGTTCTAAAGTCTGTTTCTCTTCCCATCACTGGAACGACTGGAATTGTACTTGTTGGAAATTCAATATCATCTTCAAGAATATCTCCACCACTTATCTTACACCAGATTACTTTATGACTTTTAACCACTCTTTCTCTTGTTTTGGTAATGCCTTTCTTTTCTAGCTCTACAAATAAATCTTTGATATCATCTAAATCATGTATCTCTCCATTACTCAATTGACAAATGGTTTTATCATATGGCTCACGTCTGAAATATTCTGCGATTGTTACATTTTCAACATCACCCCAAAAAGTAGATTGCTCCGTGCCTGTATCAATTGGTGTTTCGTGAGATTTACCGGGGTATCTTTTGTTGAATTCTACTAAACTCATTGTTTCAGTAATAAACAACCAATTCATATCACTCTTATCTGACTCTTGGGCTGCTGGATCATAGATAACACTCCAACGATTACGAATACCCTTTACTTTGATATCTAAGTCAAAACCATCATCTTGATACTCTGTTAGCACTCTGAGCCAACCAAAACCACCTTCTAAAGCGTGTTTGAATGCCATCTTGTACCAACTTATAGCGTTTGATTGATATTCTATATCCCTGATTAAGTCTGTTAAAACTCTTGATAGCTTAATAGAATCACCTTTGCTATTGAGAATATTTGGTTCTTCTAAACCAATGCTTGCACCAGTAGGAGAAACATTAATACTTTGCACACTTGCTCTTTGCGCTCCAGTAACTTTATTAATAAACTGCGGCAATTTATTAAAAGTTAGAGCTATTCTGTTTTCAGATTCTTTTTCGGCAATTTCTTCAACTGTGTAATGATTTCCAAAGATGTAGTTTAATGATCTCTCTGCTCTATCCATGTTGTCTTTTGAGTAGTCATAGCCAACTAAGCCACGCTCTAAGGCTTCTTTGAGTATCGCTGTCTTATCATTACCCTCTCTTGTGCTGACTGGCTCTGCTGTTATTCCAGTGCTTTCATCTGCTTTCATTATCTCTTCCTTTTAAATAGTTTTCTCTGCATTGATGCGACATTTGATATTCCAGAAGTCATCACTTTTGGTAATGATAGCGAAAGATACCTAAAAGAGTCAGCGTAATCACTCGCCCAGTCATGGAGTGGCTTATCTTTATACCGGTTCATTTTCTCGTCAAACTCTTTCCGATATGATCGTAAAGCCCTTATTCCATCTTTACAATTTATCTCATCTATAAAACAATGTCCTAGCAATTCTCTTGTTGCATCTATCCCATCATCTACTGAAATGTTTGGGACCATGTCAACATTCCATCCCAATTCTTCAAGCTTCTCATATCTCGTCATTAGAGTATCACTTGTCATACTTCGTACATTTGCATCATGTGGAACGAATAATGACTCTATCGATATGCTATGTTTGTTTTGTAACTCTTTTAGATAATCAGAATAGAATTTAAGAGGTTGTCCACTATCTGCGAAACAATCATTTATTCTTACTTCTCTTCCATGTATCTGGAAAGTCCACAATACCATCTGATCGCCAATTCCTAAATCAAAAACAGTAAAGGTTCTAAGTGCTGTTTCAAATGGAACTTTTGTGATTCTGCCCTGCTCTTTCATCTTAGTTATTCGTTTAGCGTAGTACTGATTAGCGGTGTCTATATCTTCCCATGACCCTTCATACCATTTAGCTCTTAAGTCTAGTGGTAGATTTTTAAGAAACTGAACATATTGTGGATCTGCATCGGCAAGGTGTCTATTGTCTTCAATATTAGCAGGAACGAAGATTCTAGTTAGTCCGCCCTCTTCAAACTTTTTAGCGTTCTCTTGCTCTGGGTCTGTAATCTTCCAATATTCTTTAACCCATTCGTGACCTGCACCACCTGGATTTGTTGTTGCTAAAAATTGAGGAGTTAAGTCTGGGATAGTTGATCTTAATGAGCCCATAAGTTTTTCAAAAAGTTCTTGTGTAGGAATGTGCGTGAGTTCTTCGATTAGTATCTTTTGGTATTCGTGACCTTGGTATGCTGTGTATGCGTCTTCAGTTCCTAAGTGTCCTGTGTAGATTACAGCACCACTTGGAAAAGTAAACTTTGCAGGATTTCCAGTCTTCTTTGCTCCGAACTTACTCCAGACTTGATTTGCTCTGTCTACAAAGTCTGTTAAGTCTTTTGCATTACGTCTAATTACTAAACCGCGAAACTTCTCATGGTGTATATCATAGAGAAACCATCTAATAGCCGCATCTGTCTTTCCACCACCTCTTGAACCACCAAATAGAATATACGAGGCTGTTGAAGATAGCATTGTGGTTTGCTTAGCTGTTGGGGTCCATGTTGTTACATCTTTACCTTTATCGAAATATGATCTTGATACTTCTTCGTACTTCTCAAACGGTGGTAAGGCACTCATTTAAATGCTCTTTTCTAGTGTGTCTATAAATGCTCTGTAAATTTCTTCAACTATATGGGGCATTACTTCATCGTCTTTAACTTCTTGACCTATTGTTTCCATTAGAAAAAAACTAGCATGAACACATTCATGTGCTAAAATTTCCCCTCTTTTATCTCTTGCAAATATAATACTTACTATTTGTCCATTACTTAATTTAAGTGCTATAAATTTACCATTCACTTCTGACACATCTATCTTAGATTTAAAGTGTTTATTTATTTTCTTCATTTTCTTTTCTGTGTCTGCAAAATAATAGTGCATTTTAAATGTATCATTGAAATAGTATAAATTATCCATTTAATTATCTTTGTCTTTAGGAGGTAGCATTGTAATATGTCCACTATGAATCATTTCTGTTTTCTCATTGAATATTCCGAAGTGCTTACCTAGTAGCTCAAGGGCTTTTTCTTTGGAAAACTGTTTATATTCCTCTGTTGTTTTCTCTTGTGGGTCTTTCTTGTCTCCAATCTGAACACTTGTAACTTTAAATGATGAAACTGTTGCAGCGGTATCGTCGTCCAATTCGTATGGCTCTAGTAATCTACCAGTGTCGTCATATAGTTTTCTAACATCGAGAAGAGCAATTTTTGCAAGCTCTGAGATAACCATATCACCTGTTATCTCTGTCCTTTTTTCTCTCTCTTTAATATAAAATTGAATATACTCCTGAACCTTAACATGAGTTAACAACCTACTCGCCTGTGACGAAGCTGTCTTTTCGCTATACCCTGCCTTTATTGCGGCATCTGTTCCATTAAATTTAATTATGTATTCTTGGGCGAAAGTTCTATATTGTTTTTCTTGTTTGGGGGTTAGCTTCTTCTCTTCCATTTTAATACCTTCCGTGTATAAAGCGATTTGTTTCCCATATTATAACATAAGTTGATTTTTAGCTATTTTCTTACAAAGTAATGATATCCCCAGTGAAATATCCCTCTTTCTTTTCTTCCTCTTATCATTTTGTGACCTCCTCGTTTATGTATTGTTTTACTATGGGCTATTTTGGCATTTGTAGCCCTATTTTACGAAGCTCATTAAAAAGTCATAAACAAAATAAATGTTAATTGCTATGCTTACTATCATTACTTTTATTGTTTTTGGAAGTGTGTGTGTTGCTAAATATTTATAGTGGTAACATCTATGAGGTGGTCTTTGCCCTATTTCTTCTTCTGTAGTCATAATTTTATCCTCCAACGATAACGCCGAGGGTTGGAGTCTCGGCTAGTGTTATTATAGCGTTTTATTGCTTAACTTTTCTTCAATCTGCTTAATAACTGTTGTGTATTCTGTAAAATTAACATTAATATCAATGAAATATCTGACACCTCTTGTTTCGCTTGGATTCATGTCATTATTTGCACTCTTAAATATCGCAAATGTTGGCATATCCTCATGGTCTGCTAAGTGTTTCACTATTATTCCGTACTGGCTTAGTTCTTCAGCTATTGCTTCATATTCTTTCATCTTCACTCACCCCTCATATTCAACACGAGCCGACACCGCGATAGCATCACCCGTTAATAACTCTTTGTCTCTCTTGTCAATCGCTTCATTAAGAACATCTCTCGACTCTTTAGGAAGCAACTCATATATTAAAGACACGCTTTGCTTATAATCCTCTAACTCTGATTTACTCATTAGGGCTATGTCTTTTTGTTGTTGGATTAGGATATCTTTTTTCATTTCTCTAACCTCATCACATCATAACTTTCAATCGCTTCAATAAAAGCCTCTAAAGCGTTTACATCACCACTAAACATATTTATGTTACTTACTAACTGTTTAAGGTCACAGTAGGGCTTAATGTTGTTTAAAATGCTAGTTTCTCTCAACGTCAACTTATCAAACTGCTTTAGCTCTAAACATTCATCAAAAGTAATGCGTTTCTGTTTTGCTTCATTCACTATCTGTATAAACATTTCGTGGACTGTTTGGGTTAGCTCGTAGGCTTCAACTTGGTTCATTGTTGCTCCTTAAAATAAAGTAGACGTCGAAGTCTTCCCTGTATTTTCTATTGTTTGATGATGGTCAGTTTTACATCTTATAGGCACGTTATTATCCGCTGTCATTAAGTGGTCAATGATTACATAGTCATATCTATAAGCTTCCATTAAAAAACCTAATTTATTACAGTGATAATGTTTATATCCTGTCGCCTCTGGAAACCGCTTATTCCAATCTTCTATTACCGCTTTCTTTTTTTCTGATATTCTTATGTCTCGTTCGTTACTATACTCTAATACCGATTGAATACCTACGGATAAAAGAATCAGAGCTACTCCAACCCCAAATAAATATATTTTCTTCATTCCCTACCCCTTCTTTGATAGTGTGTTATCATTTTGTATCATGTCGTAGTTGTAAGCTTTGACATAAACTATCCATAACCCCGTCCCACTATCCTCATACTTTCTTATTAACTGCCTCATAGCTTCTTTAGCACTTGCAAGGTTAGAGAACTTATCTTGAAAGTGTTCGGCTATGATTTTGTGATCTATGTTTGTGTTAACCATTTATAATTCCACCATGTTTTTTAATTAATTCTTCTACAATCTCTATAGGAACATAGCCATATACTGTACCAGTTAAGTCTTCTTTATCTTCTGCATATCCCGATATTAAATCATCTGCTTCACTTGGAAAACCAAGCTCTACTCTATCATATTCGTTGCACATCTTTCTTGGTGTACAGTAGTGACCTGATGTTCCACCTTGTACGCTAATGTTAAACCCATCTTTACAAACTATTCTTTCTCTAGTACTGTAATTTTCGCCCGTATATGTTCTTTCTAAAAATTCAACTACTTCCATTTCTTATCCTTTATGTCTTTGATGTCATAAGTATACAGTAACAAGTTATCTTTGTCAAGTTATCTTGTTACTTCCTCACCTTTTCAATTAATTTACTCGCTAAAACATACATATCTTCACTCATCTTTTATCCTTATTGTATTTAGTATCAAAAAATTCTTTGATATCATTTCTGATTCTGATTCTTCTTGGCAACAACTCTTCTACCACTTCACTAGTTTTCTTTTGTCGCTTCACGTTTGTATTTTCTGTGCGTTTGAAATATGCTTTACGTTGTTCTATTTTTCGGCACGCTTTGCATATTGTAGTTCTATATCCGCGATCTAAGAAAAACTCTGTAACTGGTTTGATTCTGCCACAACCTTTTTTATGTTTGCACATTTTAGTGTCGCTCATGTTAAATCCTTTGGCGTAAAAAGTGAATACGCTTGTTTAAGCTCTTTTAAGCCGTCTTGACTGTAAATCGGTGTAATGCACTTAGTAGGGTTGATTTCTTTCCCTACTGTGCTTATATGGTGTTTACAGTTATGTGTTTGGGAACAGGTGTTGCCGTTGCATTTCATCTGTGAGCCTTATTAAAATATCTTCTCACTATATAGCTACGAACTAAACTTATTACAGTGAAGTAAGCACCTATCAGTAAGTTGTCCGTAAACGGCACCACAATGTCAAAAAGTGGAAATACGAGCAATTGACTTAGTACTGCAACGATATAGCCTATAAGTATGTTTATTATGCTTTCTATGAGTGATTGTGTTTTAGTTTGCATTAAAATAAACTTCCTTGTACTGCTTCTAAGCGTTTATTTGCTATTGCTACATAATCGGCTTCTAATTCACAACCGCACCAATCTAAGCCTAATGATTTACAAGCGATAGCAGTTGTGCCACTTCCCATGAAAGGGTCAAATATTTTAAAATCATCCTCTTTATAATCTCTTAGTATATTCTCGAATAGCTTAGATGGCTTTTGTGTAGGGTGATACCTTTTGTCCTTATTTTTCATATCTTGCTGTATCATTCCACTATACAAAAATCTAAATATCTTTGCAGGTTTTTTATAGCTAGTCCATGCCATTTCACAATCTGCAAAATCATTAGAGTATTTATCCTCTACTCTTTTATCCCATATAAGCCATGAAGCTGTAGGTTCTAATACCTCAGTGAAATAGTTACCACCAAAGATAATCTGATTTTTTGATACTCTCTTTATTTCATCAATTACTTCTTTAGATGGAATTGCACTATCCCAATCTTTATTATGTTCTTTATAGTCATTTCTTTTAGCAACCCCGCCATCAGTAGAATTTGTATAGCTCATCTTTCCAATATCTATTCCATAAGGTGGGTCCGTAAGTGCTAAATCAAAATAGTTATCTGGTACTTGTTTCATAAACTCTAAGCAGTCTATATTGTGAATTTTATTCATTTTATCTTGCATCTTACTCACCCCTTATCATTTTTTGTATCTTTGCTAAAAAAGTTCTTAAACTCGCTTGTTAAGTCATACATTGAACTATTATGAATAAAGGCTACATTCTCAAAACCTTTTTCATTCATCTTTTTTCTGATTGTTGCTTCACTTGAATTTACAACTGCAGTAGACAAATCAAATTTATTGTTAGTTCTACTCATATAATTAAGAACATAAAATCCGCCCTCTCTGCTGATTCTTCCATCACTATTAATAGGCATATACATATCTACTATAACAAAATCAAAATGTTCATTTATAAGTCTAATGACCCCACCCTTTGCGTATTGTTCCCATTCTATAACGGCATCTGGTTGTACTTTTTTTACATACTCTAATGTTGTTTTGTACTTACTCTCATTATCTTCAATTATTAATATTCTCATAATCTCTACCCCTTTTTAACCAAAATTTGTTTCATCTTACTATTCTCTATTGCTATGCTTTCGCCTCTTAGTGATTGTTTCATGTTTCTATCTCTTTTTGATATTCAAACTCTGAAATATCACCATACTTTTCTAAATGCTGTTTAAATAATTCAAGATTATCTTTTTCAACCTCGTTATAATCAACTGTTGAAAAGTCTATTTCATTAACTTCACACATTAATTTAAAATCATCTTCCATTTGTTTTTTTATATCATCCATCTTTAATCCTTATATTGCCATTGGCATTGATATACTTGAACTTGCTTCACTTCATATTCCCTAGTCTTTTTCTAACTTCAAAACTCATAGCCTCTTGACCGCCTTGTTTTATAGCCATTTTAAACGCTTGTAGCTGTTCTAAACTTGTTTGATAAGCACTTATGTTACTTATGAGTAGTTTCAAGCTAAAATGCGGTCTTACGTTGTTTAAAATCGCTATGTCTTCATCACTCACGCTTGGAAATTTCACAGCCTCTAAAAGAGTATCAAAACTTTTACCGCTTTTTATGTGTGTTTGATATATTTCGTTATTCATATCGTATACTAAATCTATAAGCTCTTTAGCTTTTACTTCGTGTTCGTCTGTTAGCTGAATTACCTCTTTGACATTTGTACGCTCTAAGATTTCAGCAGGTTTTGGAAATGTTGGATAAACTCTCTCACTTAGTAAACCTCTTATTGCTTGTTTGAAGTCTTCATTTTCCATCACTTGTAAGATTGCATAGTAAATCTTTAATAACTCTTTTGTAAGTGTTTTTTCATAGATAACACCTAGTGCATTCATGTTTTGAGCGAATATTGTATTATCTAACATTTTTAATCCCTCACTAAACTTGGGAGTGATCCACAAAAAGGCTCACAAAAATCATAGTATTCTAGAGTCCAACTAAGCTCTCCATATCTTCCTATCAACGGGGATTTCATTAAACTTTTTGAATTTTCATCCCAAAACCAACACCATTCACCTTGCTTAGGTTTCCATAATTTAAGTGATTTGCCCCAAACTTCATTAATACTAATCATGTTTAGTATAGATTCATCTATTTTAAATAACTTATTAACAGAATCTACTACCCAATCACCTATTTTAAATTCATTCATTACTTACTCCCTATCACTTTCACGTCTTGCGTGTCATTCTCTTCTAGCCAACTCTTAGCTACATTTATATTATTGTCTGTTTTAGTTGGTCTAGCACCTGCATTTTTATTCCAAGTATCATAAGCCATTTTAAAGTTCTTGTATTTATAAGGCTTCATTTCGCATTGGGTATAAAAGTCTTCATAACTCATTTGTTTACCTGAGTTGTTTATATACTCTTGTAATTTAGATTGATATTCTTTGCTTGTAGAAGAAAGTAATCGTGAAGCTGATAAGCTGAAAGTAAATGCTTTTATCACTATCTCTTTCTTTATCGTATCACTATCACTTTCTTTATCACTATCACTTACACTATCGGCTTTTTTGGGTTTAAGTGGCTTTTTTTGGGTTTCTTCTTTTTTAGGTCTGCCACCTTTTTGACCGTTTTTAGCGTTTCTTTCCACCACATTTGAATACTTGATTAAGTCCCTATCTAACTGCATTTTAAAGGGGTGAGCTACACTATTTAATAACCCACTTAACCCACTCGGTTCTTTGGCTTCTTTTGGGTTATTTATAAATACAGAATAATCAAATATTTCTTTAATTAGTTGCCCTGCTTGTTCATCACTTAACTCTTTTATTACAGATAAAGTGTCGTGATGAAGTATTAGATTATCTTTCATGGTTTATCCATTTATCTAAGACTTTTGTTTTTACTCGACAGCAAGTAACCATTTTTTTAAACTCTATAAATGATACATCCCAATGAGTTAAGCCAAAATCTCCACCACTGAATACTTTATTAATTGCCTTGTTTCTATTGTCTGCTTCAATTTCTAAGTCGCAATACCACCATTCATCAAAACATTCTTTTTTACCTTTCACATTGAAGTGCGTTTTTGAGTACGAGTATTTAAAAACTTCCGAAACAGTATTGTTAAAATATGCTTCAAAGCTATTTCTATCGCCCTCTAGTTCAAAATTAAGCTTTGTTATCCCAAGTTCTTTTCTAACTTGACCTGTGTTAGGTAAAACAAAAAAGCTATTTCTTCTTGCATAAGTTTCTTCTTTGTCTCCATATGTAGGGAGTATAATTTTTTGTTTATATTTATCTACAATATCTTTATGAATTAAGAAGTCACCACGATAGATTTGAGTCTGCATATCTATATCGGAATTTTCATATAACCCCGCGTCTTCTATACTTCGATAATATCCAGCATTATTATTTCCCCAAAACAATAATGTATTGTCATTTTTTCCTGCGTGTCTAAGACATATTTTATAATAGTCTTCCATCTCACACCTCCAGCTTATATTCAGCGATATAACTGCTATTCGTTGGAACTTGCTTTGATAGTATGCTATACCCTGCACGTTTTAAATCGCTTATACGGCTTCTAAGATTCATTCCGAAGCCCATTTGCATAGCTTCTAAACAAGTAAGTGAAGCACCTGACTTAAGATAGTTTAATATCTTTGCGTTTTGTGAGTTTTGCTTGAAGCTTTTTATTGTTCCTTGCATTGTGTAACCTTTTAGTTACCGCTATTTAATTTTAAGTGAGTGATTTTTTTCGTGGGGAGTTGCGGTCGGACTTCCCTCAAGCACTTAGTAGGTAGCACCGTCCGACCAAAGAGGAATGCTACTTACTAAAAGCTTGGCTACCCGACTAATTTTTAAGTGCTTCGGATAAACTGCACCTGTTCTGAACAATGTTATTATACCATAAAAAGACCTAACCGTTTGCACTTCTTTGAGAGGTGGGTTAGATGTGTTACTTTTTGTAATAGTTCTTTGTTTGACCTACTACCACTTGCAAGGTTAGCAACACGAATCCGTATTACGATAGTAGGATTTTAAGTCTCAGTGACTACTGTTTAGCTTTCGCAGTTTTTCGTATAAGACTCTAAAAAGCAAACAATAGCTGAGATTATATCCATAATGACTATTTAGTGTGTGATTTCTCACGTTTGCTTATTACAATCTTAAACACATTTGTCTTACACCTAATGCCAAGTTAGCACTAAGTGTAAGAATAGATAACCTAAATTACAAGGAGTTAGAAGAGGCTATAATATTTAACCCTGCATGGTCTAGTATCTCTCTTCATGTTGATATTATATCATAAAACACCCTCAATAAGAGAGTGGCTTGATTTTATATTTTATATTGCGAATTAACGCGAGACTTTCTTAACCATCATCAAAAGAGTGTGCGAACTCCGATGGACTTCATTTTGCAGCACGACCAGCATTTTAAAGCGTTATTTTTATAGAGTTTGGTGAACTCTGCCACCCAACTTCAAAAGTAGAGAATGTATATATTCCCATTTTAGCAATTTTTAACGGAGTGCAAGAAGCACCACTAATCTTCAAATTATCTTTTAGTCCTTCTAATCCACTAGCAACTAAACTCGTGGGGTTATCTGGCTTAATTCCGTATGTCCCCATATCCGCTGATACATGAGTTGAACCAGAAGCGTGAATTGGTGGAACATAATTGCCATCAAAGAATCCTTCTCTACCATAATCGTCAATGGCATATAAAGAACTCATAAAGCCTAATAACATTGAAAATAAAATCAATATCTTTTTCATATTCTTCCTTTTTTTTAGTTTTTGTAGGTCAACCCCTTCGATTATTTATCATGCGGAATATCTTCATGTTACCGCTACCTACTGTTATTATATCATATTTACAGCGAATTCAAAACATTAGCGAATTGCGATACCGTCATTTTCTCATCTACTGCTAAACATTCAGCCATCTTTTCATAAACTTTGTGTATCATGTTCTTGCTCCAATTTATTTTGTCTCTATCTTGTGGCTCATCTTTATCCTTGATGATCTAACTCTTTCTATGAGTGCCTATAATTTTTAAGGCACTCGAACTTCTAGACTACCAAACAAACCAGCCCATAATTACCCCTACTGGAGGAAAAAATACTCCACCGATACCAATAACACTTTTTGCACTCCATATAAAAGGCTCCATGTTGATTAACGCCAATAGATTCACTATCCACCCATAACCCGCTGCAACTACGATTGACAACATTATTAAAAAACCTGCTATTGAACTTTTCATCTTTTATCCTTTTAAAAACTTAATTTTATATCTCTTTTTAACCTTTACGGCAACACTTACTTTTTCAAGTTCACCACCGCATTTAAAGCACACCACTATGTTAGGCATGAACTCTAAATTGCAGTTTTTACATTTAGTTCTAGTTGTTCCCATTGTGTTGGTTTTGATTTTGTTGGTACTGCTGCTGAGATTGATTATTACCTTGATTATCTTGATATTGAACTTGTGGCTGTTGATAACCTTGATTTTGGTTATTACCTTGATTGTTTTGTTGTTGCCCTTGCTGATTCGTTTCTTCAAATACACCAACCATCACCATTCCATTTTCACCTATTGGAAGACCTGCTAAGTTAATTTTAGGATCAAGTAAAATATACTCTTTACCATTTTGATTAACATTTAACACGCCTAAGTTTGTCCACTCTGTACCTTCTGTACCATCTTGTTTTTGGTATTTTCTACCTGCAACGCTTAATTTTTTCATTATTTTTTCCTATTTCTTTTTTTATTAGCTTTCGCTATTTTGTTTTTAGCTTTACGCTTCTTTCTAGCAACTTGATTTTCTCTTTGATAATCTGAATTGCAACTAGGTTTATGGATTCTAGCCTCATATTCTTCTAAGTGTTGAGATTTTAATTCGCTTTCAGTCATCCATTTTCCTTTTTATAAAAATCTAATTATTTCATTTAGGGCATCATCACCCACTAATTCTAAACAAACATCAATCGCAACACTGTAGAACTCTTCAAATTCTGCATTATCCATGCTATGAAATGCTATTGACTTTGTAACTATAAGTTTATCCCCATTTAACGTAAATATCGTTTCGTAATATCCTCCCCTAAATTTAACTGCTTCGTGAATATTATCAACTGTTTTGTAATGCTCTTGATTTAACTTCACTTGATTAAGTAGTGCGAAGTATTTTTTATGGAACTTCATATTTCTACGAGGCTTATAAGTCATATAGACTGGACTACCTACCTTTATTCTTTGTACTGCCCTAACTCCCTCATCAGTTATCGGAATTAACCCATCTTTAGTTTTAAGTAGTTCAATTTCCATTTATATACTCCCATTTATAACCACCAGCATGAGGTCTTTCACCACGACAAACTGATGCAATGTTTGATGGAGAAATTTTTGTATCTCTATGTGCTGACTGTACTGAATAATAATCACTTATATAATCACCGTTCATTGAATATTTCTTCACTGCTTTACTCATTTTATTGTAAGCGTTTACACTTGCATCATCAACGGGAACTAATCCCGTTTCTGTTTTAACTAGGTGTAGGAGCATTGTCAACTTCCACATCAATAACATCTTCTTTTTTCTTCTTTTGCTTATTTATTTTAAGTTTAGCTGGAATAAAATCAGATGTTTTTGTTGTCGTAATATTTTTTAATTCTGCTTTACCTAAACCAATAAGCAATTCTTCTATCTCTTCATTAGGTATAAGAGGTGTGAACACTTTTTTAGTCTCTTCTGTATCTTTAGCTTCCTTTTCAGCTATGATAGTAACAGAGGAGCAAATATTCCCATCTAATCGTTCAATTCCTGATTCAGTTAAAAACTTTGCACCCTCAACTTTAATATATTCTATTTGAGATTTCAAATCCTTTTCTTTATCAGATATTTGCTTTTTAAGGTCTGCTAAATAGTCTATCTCATTTTGAAGATTATCAACAGAAAAAGCAATGTAGTCCGCTAGACCACTTTCAATAGGAAGGCTAGCTTTTGTAATAGTTTTTACTTTCCAATTTAGAGTGTCTGCAACATCGTCGGTTTTTTCTAAGCTAGTTTTCTTTGTCAGTTGCATTTGATTCCTTTATTTGTTTTTTCTTTAGTAGCATTGTTACTATTTTTCCTGCTTCATCTGTGAACAGATCAACGAGCTCATCAACTCCAAAAACATCACAAATAGCTTTTTCTTCTGTTTCAGTTTCGATCATAAGCTCTTTAATTGTTTTTAAATTAACAGGAGTTACATGCTTTTTAGGAAGAAATCTATCTTCAAGCATTGGAGCTTTCCAATAAAATTCTTTGTTCGCTTTAGTTTTTACTTTCTCGTAAGGCTCTTTTTCATGTTTCTGTAATTTCTTAAATGCTTCAGCGGAAATTGTTATGGCGTATACAGCCTCTACATCATATAAATATCTGCCTATGTTAAATTGTACTGCTGCCCGCTTCATTGAGCCACTAAGCCCACCCTTTGTCGCTTCTATGTTGGTATTATCAGCACCATCGTATTTTGTTATCCATTCACCATCATATTTTATTGAAATTCCACATAACGCACCATTCCCAACACTATTTGGTAAAGGGCTAAATTCATTCTTCCACCCAAAAACACCAAATACATCATCAAGTCTTTGTTGAATCGCTCTATTTGTAACGTAAGCGATTATTCTCGCCCAGTCTCTATCTCCTGATGTTCCAGCTTGTTGCACTCTCCATTCTAAGTCACTAGCACTAAAAGGCTGTGCTAACTCTCTCTGTATTCGCTTCGCATTCATTTCCCAACCTTAAGTATTTTCATCTAACCATGCAGTTAGTTTTTCTTTATCTGTTCCAACTTTTTGGACTGCTGTGTCAATGTCTCTAATCTCTAGTTTGTAATTGATATCGTCGTTATGTCTACTCATTGCGTAAACTGCGAAAAAATCTAATAATTCAGTGCTCATTTGTTCTCTCCCCACTTTCTATTTTTCTTACTCCAAAACTCTACGATTAAAGCTGCTATTAAAAACGAACCCAAAAACAATTCAATTATAAATGAATCAATCATTATTTTTCCTCATCTTTAATATGCTTACAAATTTTATAAAGATAGTAAAAGATAGTTGCTAACAACACCGCAACTACAAATCCAACTCCATAAAGTACATTTTCATTCATTATCCTAACTCCTTCGTTCTCCTAAAAGAACTTAAAAGAATCTATGTGTAAACTCTTTTAAACTCTTTGATAGAGGCGGTTAAGCCCCTATTCTTTAAAACTTTTAAAGTCTACAGGAAGTTCAATAATAATTCCCGTGCAATAGACTTCATCTTTTTCATCATTTTCATAGACAATAAAATCTTTTGATTCAATGCCCTCTCTAACTTTATAGCTAAAGGCACCGCTCTTCTCAGTATCGTACCCTATAATTTCTTTACCCTCTGAATCTGCTATTTTCCCACACCAATAGATTTCTAGCCCTAATTGTGAGGCTTCTGATTCTAATTGTTCATCATCAATACTAATAAGAGTGTCGCCGTCCCAACCATAACCATGCTCGATATAATCAGTTAAGTAAGAATCAGCACCATAACAATACATTAAATCATCACTACCGCCAACGATTATAACAAAACCATTCTCTTTCGCTATCTGCTTTGCTTCTTCTGGAACATCTCTTGTGTACTCTATGCCGTTAAGCAATTTATAAAGCTTTTGAATCATTCTATATCCTTTTGTTTTAAACTCTTTGTGAAGATGTAGGCTGATATCTTTCGGGCAAGTATACTCGCTGTATGTGAGACATTAACATCTTCATCAAAAGTTTAACAATAATAAGTTAAATAACGCAGAAGAAAAAGGGTGAGCGTTCCGTTTATGGTATCGTCTCACTTTTATCGTTTTTGAAGTTCTCTTTTTCGTTCTGTTAGTCTAATTGTAGTGGAATAAAACTTAAATGGATATTAAGAAGTGTGGCAACATTCGTGACAACATGACAAAAGAAAGATTTAAGGTTAATGTGGCTACAATTTGACATGACATTAAAAAGAGAGGGATAAGAAGATGATACAAGGTAAACAAAAGTTAGTAGAGTATTTAGGTAAAGAAGAATTAACATGGAGTGATTTAGAGCATATGCTTCCATTGTTTGGAACTATGATAGGTGAGATTTCAGATATGAACTTCTTTAGAAAAAATGGAGTTGCTGAAATTCAAGAAAGTTTAGAGTCAATGCTATTTCAATTAAATGGGTTAGGTAAGTCACTTATACAAATATCTGACAACTTAGATAGCGAGATAAACCAATGGTGGGATAGAGGCGAAGAACAATATGAAGAATTTAGAGAGAAAAATAAAAGACTAAAAGATAAATTTGAGAATATTCCAAAAATAGAAATTCCAGACATTATGATTCCTTACTCTTTTGAAAAAGCAATAGAGATTGCAGAAAAGCTAGACACTATGAATCCAGAAACTAGAAAGCTTCTTTTAGAGCTATATAAGCAAAAGGATAAATAATGGCAAAAGACGAAATATTTAAAATGAGAATGACTAAAAAAGCAAAAGAAGATTTGTTTAGAGTAGCAGAAGAAAACGGAAAGTCTGCCTCTGATTATGCAAGTGAAGCGATAGAAAACAGAGTGAAAAGACATGACGCTAAGTCAAGCAAAGCAAAGGGTATGTGATGACTAAAGAAGAATTTTTTATTATGAAAGATAAAGTGTTTAAAGAATATGATGAATCACACAATGAAACATTAGAACTTTTTAATAGTGGTGAAAAAGATATAGCTAAATACAAAAGAAAGTTTTTAACTACGAGAAGCAAAGAGAGTGAAAACTTTGACGGGTGTTCTGCTCAAGAAATTATTAACATTTGTAATGATTTTATAGAACAAGAAAATTCAGAGGTGCTAATTGAGACCTCTGCTAAATTTGAGACTGAATTTGAAGAAAGCATTGATTATCTTTTCTATCAATACTATGAGCCAACTCTCTATAACGAACAAACAAGAAAATCAAATGTCAGAGAAGAGTTTGGAGAAATACTGAGACCTAAAAAATATCAAGGCTTTACTAAAAGTGTTGATTGTTCGCTAATGACATTGTTTAAAGATGGAGTATTATCATTTGAAGCATTACAAAAGATAGTCTATACAGACTGTGAAATATAGATAGATTAAATTTGTTATATAAGGGGAGAAGATGAGTGTTGAAAAAGAATATTATCAATGTAGTCATACGAGAAAATGTAAATGGGTAGGTGAATACTCAGATTTAAGAAGTGTACGCAATAAAAAGCACCCCGATATAGAAATGTATGATATGGGTTGTCCTTATTGCGGAAACTTAGAACACTATATTATAAATGAAGAAGAGTATCAAAAAAAACTTGCAAATATAAGGGAATAAAATGATAGTGGGTATGCCAAAAGACAAAGCCATGAGATTTAACAAAGCTGAACTAAATAAACGTGTTCAATTCATAATCGAAAAAGAAGTTTGTCAAGTTTGCGAAGAGGGCTATAACTTAGACTATCCACATCATGCAGTTTATGGTTTAGGTAAAAAAGACGATAGAACACTTGTAAATATCTGCATAGAGTGCCATAGAAAGATACATCAAGACGGTTACGCAAAAGTAGCTAAAACACGTGAAGAGATTGAAGTGATAGGTTGGGAAAATGACGCAGATTATACCGCTAGAAACTGAAGAACAAAAAGCGTTAGTGCAATATCTAAAC